GCTGTCTATCTACGAGCGCACCAGCAGCGGTAAGCAGGTGGCTAGCAATCACCCGCTACATTTCGTCGTACATGACCAGCCGAACGCCGATTCGACGGCTGCGATCTTCTGGGAAGCCATGATCGTCGCCATGCTGTTGCGCGGCAACGCGCACGCGGAAAAGCTATATGCCGGGCAACGAGTCATCGGGCTGCAGTTCTTGGACCCGGGTAGGCTGACGGTGAATCAAGACGCCAAAGGAAAAAGGGTCTACACCTACAAGCGCTCGAACGGGACGCCCCGAGTCATTCCCGCAGAGAGAATATGGCGGATACCCGGCTTCACGTTGGACGGCGATAACGGCGTTTCGGTGATTGCCTACGGCGCAAAGGTTTTCGGGAATGCAATCGCTGCCGATCGCGCAGCGGCGAGGACCTTCAAGAACGGTCTATTGCAGACGCTGTACTACAAGATCAATGCCTTTCTGAAGCCAGAGCAGCGCACCGAGTTCAAGAAGAACCTACTTGGGGCGATTGAACGCGGCGAGACGCCGCTGCTGGAGGGCGGCACCGAGGCTGGAACGCTCGGCATCAACCCGGCTGATGCCCAGCTCCTCGAATCGAGGTCATTCGCTGTTGAGTCGATATGCCGTTGGTTCCGAGTGCCTCCATGGATGGTTGGACACACCGAGAAATCGACCAGTTGGGGCACAGGCATCGAGCAACAGATGATTGGCTTCCTGACATTCACACTTGGGCCCTGGCTTCGCCGGATTGAACAGGCCATCAGCAAGGACCTGATGACGCCTGCTGAGCGGATCAAGTTCTACCCGAAATTCACGGTTGAGGGCCTGCTTCGTGCGGATAGCGCTGGCCGCGCCGCGTTCTACGGTGTGATGGTGGATAAGGGCATTCTCACCCGCGATGAGGTCCGAGAGCTGGAGGACCGAGCACCGATGGGCGGCAATGCCGCCGTGCTGACCGTGCAATCCGCCATGACCACGCTGGACAGCGTTGGCCAGGCGTCCGATGTAAACCAAGCCAGGGCCGCGATCCGCGCGTTTCTCGGTTTCGACGACGACAAGAAGGACTGACCACATGACGATCAAGACGCTGCCGGGTGTCCCGGAGGGTCGCCCCTGCGCCGCTGTCAGCAGCCAGATCCAACCGCGCGCCCTTGACCGCTGGGAGGCTGGTGTCAGGGCGGCTTCCGACACCGATGCAGAACGATCCATCAGCATCTACGACGTGATCGGCTACGACTATTGGACCGGCGAAGGCGTGACCGCCAAGCGCATCGCGGCATCCCTTCGTGGGATGGGGAAAGGGCCGGTCACGGTCAACATCAACAGCCCGGGCGGCGACATGTTCGAGGGCCTGGCGATCTACAACCTCCTGCGCGAGCACGACGGCGAGGTCACGGTGAAGGTGCTGGGCTTGGCCGCATCGGCTGCGTCTGTCATCGCCATGGCCGGTGACACGGTCCAGATCGCACGCGCCGGCTTCATGATGATCCACAACGCATGGGTGGTTGCTGTTGGGAATCGCCATGACCTTGCCGACGTGGCCGCAACGCTCAAGCCCTTCGACGACGCAATGGCCAGCATCTACGCGGCGCGCACCGGTGCCGAGCAGAAGGCGATGTCCAAGTTGATGGATGCCGAGACATGGATCGGCGGTGCGTCCGCTGTGGAGGACGGCTTTGCCGACGAGCTGCTCGCCTCTGACCAGGTGGAAAAGGGCGCCAGCAAGGAGAATGCCTCAGCAGTTCGCCGCGTGGAGGCAGGCTTGCGCGCTACCGGCATGCCGAAGTCCGAAGCCATGCGTTTGATCAGTCAAATCAAGTCCAGCCGGGGCGAGCCCGCTGGCAGCGGTGAGGGTGATCCCACCGATAACGGCCGCAAGGCCATCCGTGTGCAGGCAGAACCTCTGCCGCGCCTTTCGTTCAACCTCCCGCAATAGGAGCAACACCCAATGAAGTCCATGAAGCTCTCCGCGACCTTCTACATGATCGTTCTCGCCATCGCCTCGGCGATTCCCCTGTTGGTCGGTGCAGCCACGAACCTGTCCCTGTCCGTCATCGGAATGAGTTTGCTGGGTAGTGCAGGCGCGGTCGCCCTGGCAGCTATGCTGATCAAGCCCAGTGCCACCAAGCAGTTCCGTTGCCACTCGCAGTTCGGCGATGTCGGCGAAGACGTCGAAAAGCAGTACAAGCAGGTCAGTGCCGATCTGAAGACTGTCGGTGACCAGCTGAAGTCCTACGCGGAAGTGGCAGCGAAGAACTCCGAGCTGTCGTCCGAGACCCGCGCAAAGGTCGACGAGATGCTGACTAAGCAGGGTGAGCTGCAGGCCAACCTGCAGGCGGCCGAGCAGAAACTGGCAAAGATCGAAGCCAACGGTGCCGGCGGTGACGTGCAGCACCAGACCTTTGGCCAGCAGTTCGTCAACGGCGACGAGTTCCAGGCCTTTGCGGCCAAAACCACCCCGCGCGGTCGCGTCGACATGACGTTCAGCGCCGCAATTACCTCGGTCACCACGGACACCGATGGCGCGGCGGGTGATATGGTCACCAGTACCCGTCTGCCGGGCATCATCGCACCGCCGGATCGCCGTTTGACGGTACGCGACCTGATCACCCCGGGTCGCATGGACGGCAATACGTTGGAGTACGTGAAGGAGACCGGCTTCACCAATAACGCTGCGCCGGTTGCCGAGGGCGCCAAGAAGCCGGAGTCCAGCCTGAAGTTCGATCTGGTGAGTACCACTGCGAAGGTGGTCGCGCACTACATGAAGGCTTCGCGCCAGATCCTCAGCGATGCCTCGCAGCTGGCCAGCTACATCGACGGTCGCCTGCGCTACGGTCTGGCCTTCAAGGAAGAGCAGCAGCTGTTGAACGGTGACGGCACCGGCCAGAATCTGTTGGGCATCATCCCGCAGGCCACGGCCTACGTTGATCCGATCACCTTGGCGGACGCCACCGTGATCGACAATATCCGCTTGGCCATGCTGCAGGCCCAGTTGGCAGAGTTCCCGGCCAGCGGCATCGTGATGAACCCCATCGACTGGGCGCGTGTCGAGCTGGAGAAGGACACGACGGGCCGTTACATCATCGGCAACCCGCAGGGCGTCATCGGCGCCACCCTCTGGAACCTGCCGGTGGTGACCACTCAGGCCATTGCCGAGGACAAGTTCCTGACCGGCGCGTTCCGCCTGGGCGCTCAGGTGTTCGACCGCTGGCAGGCGCGCGTAGAGGTGGCCACCGAGAACGAGGACGACTTCGTCAAGAACCTGGTGACCATCCTGGCCGAAGAGCGCCTGGCTCTGGCCGTGTACCGCCCGGAAGCCTTCATCTACGGCGATCTGGGCAACGTCGCTTAATCCACCGTTCCAGAGCAACCCGGCCTGCCACAGTGCAGGCCGGGTTTGGAGATGACCATGCTGATCAAGTTCAAAGAGCCCGACCCGCGCGCTGGCAACACCGTGCGGATGGATAGCAGCCGCGGGCAGTACTTCATCGACACCGGCGCCGCCGACGCCGTGACCGAGCAGCCCAAGGCAGAGCGGCCGGAGCCGGTGCTGGAAGAAGCCATAGTCACTCATGTTGCTGCGGAAGCCGCCGACGCCGTGACCGAGCAGCCCGCTGGCAAGAAGGCCCGCCAAGGCAAGGCCAAGGCTTGACCATGGAGCTCATCACCCTTGAACTGGCCCGATCGCACTGCAGGATCGATTCGGAGGATGACGCACTGCTGGAGCTGTACGGCAGCGCATCAGAAAGCGCGGCGCAGCAGTTCCTCAACCGTCGGGTATTCCCGGACGCCGATTCCATGGCTGCCGCCGTTCTCGATGGCACTGCTGGCATCGATCCCATCCTCGTCAATGACTCGATCAGGGCCGCTGTCCTACTGATGCTAGGCCACCTATACCGAACGCGGGAAGACGTACAGGGGAGTGGTGGGGCGACAGTGCAGGTACCGATGGGGGCGCACAGTTTGCTCTGGCCGTACCGCATCGGCTTGGGGGTCTAATGAGCATCGGAGCCGGAGAGTTGCGTCATCGCGTGCTGATCCAGCAGCAGGTGACCACCCGAGACGATGACGGCGTGTCGTATACCACCTGGGTCGACGTGGCCATGGTGTGGGCCGCCGTTGAGCCGCTGTCGGCGCGTGAGTTCATCCAGTCCGGGCAGACGCAGGCGGCGGTCACGGCGCGCATCACGATCCGGTACCGCGCCGGGTTGCAGGCTTCGATGCGCATCCTGCACCGCAGCCAGGTCTACAACATCGCCGGCCTTCTGCCCGATAAGGTGTCTGGCCTGGAGTACATCACGATCCTGGTGTCAGGCGGCGCCAATGAGGGGCAATAGCCATGGATGTTGGCCGCGTAGAGATCAAGGGGGCAGACGAGATTCAGCGCCTACTCAAGAATCTTCCCGTCGAGGTCGTGAGCAAGCGTGGCGGCCCGGTGAAGCTTGCCCTTGCGAAGGGCGCAAGGTTCATCAGGGATCGCGAGCGAGAGGCACTGCGCTCGGTCCTGGTGGAGGGCGACCAGTCTACTGGCCTGCTGGAGGAGAACATCATCGCAAGTCGCGGCAAGCCGCCCAGCGGCGGCAACGGCGAGCGTTACCTCGTCAGGGTCAAACGGAAGATGTACCCAGGGCGGAAGGGCCAGCGCGTGAGTACGCTGAAGTCGGCGCAGATCAAGGAATACGGCTCCTCGAAACAGGCCTCCGCTTCGTTCATTCGTCGCACCGTGCGCACCCATGGCGGTCAGGCCATCACCATCATTGTCGAGGATCTGAAGGCGCGCCTTGATCGGGTCGTAAAGAAGCTCGCAAGCAGCGGAGGTGCCGCCTGATGTTCCCGAAGGTTTATAGGACGATTCACACCCCCGCTGTCGCTGCCATCGTTGCGGACAGGATCGGAAGGCATGGCGAGATCGGGCCGATAACGGACAAACGCTACATCACCTGGCAGATCATCGGTGATGACCCGCAGCTGCAGCTCAGTGGCGAACCATGCACCAACTTCACCGCAGTGCAGATTGACTGCTATCACGACCAAGATGCCGGCGCGGAAGCCTTGGCAGTCGCGGTGCGGGCCGCGCTCAATGCCGCTCGCATCGCAAACCGCGTTGTCATTGATGGCCGCGACACGGATACCCGTCTGTACCGGGTAGGCCTACAGGCCGACTTCATCGGGCTTTAGCTCGAACCACAACCCGCAATGAGCCGCCGTTTGGCGGCTTTTTCTATGCCCGGAGGAGGGCTAAGCAATGGCCGAAACCGACGAAACCGTACTCACCCAAGGGACTGAGCTTTTCTTCGTTGACACGATCACCACGCCGGGAACTCCGCGCCTGGTCAAACTGAACTGCCCCACGGGCATCACCGGCATGGGTGGCGGCGCGCCGTCCCAGATCAGCACCACGTGCCTGGGCAACAAGGTGGGTGAAACCTCCAAGCCCGGCCTCAACCAGGTTGCGTCCCTGTCCGTCCCCTACAACTTCAAGCCGACCCGCATCTCCCATCGCCTGCTGACGAAGATGCAGGAATCAAAGCAGGTCTTCCACTGGATGGCCTGCCTTTCCGATGGCATCGATCCCCCGGAGCTGGAGGCGGATGGGACGCTCACCGCGCCTGAGGGCCGAACGTCCATCGAGTTCGATGCGTACGTGGCAACCAACACCCTGGACATCGCCACCAACGAGATCGTGCGTGGAACCGCAAGCCTGACCCAGCAGGCAGAAGGCCAGGTACTCCACTGGAACGGCGGGGCAGTCAACAACGCCGACCTGGTGCCGCCGCCCGGCCCGTAGTCGACACCATATGCGCCGGCTCCCAACGGAGAGCCGGCGCTACCGAGGAACAACATGCAGAACATTCCCGCATCCATGTTCGTCTCTGACGAAATCCACAAGCACCCGATCAAGCTGCCTGACGGGTCCAGCCATGACTTCAACTTCCGCGAGCTGCCGAGCATCGACTTTCGCCGCATCATCCAGATTGAGGCGAGCAAGGATGCCGAGGAGCGCGCGTCCGCTTGGGCACTCGCGATCTCGCTTTCCATCGTTGACGACGCCGGAGAGCGCGTTCTGACGATGGAGCAGGCTGCAAAGCTGAAACCGTCCGTATCAGTTGCGATGTGGGCCGTCATTACCGAACTGAACAAGTTCTCGGGAAAAGCTCCTTCGTCGGTCGAGGCGGCGAATGGTTCCGATACCAGCTCGCATTGAGCCTTGGGAAAACCCTCGGGGAGATCGATGCCATGCCGCAACGCGAGTTGCACGGGTGGCGTGAGTTCTTCGTTCTTTACCCCTTCGATGACCACCACCGCTTCCACAGGCCGGCTGCATTGCTTGCGGCGGTGTTTGGCGGGAACTACGACAACAGCATCGCCTTCCTCTCGCCACGTCCAAATCGCGTGAATGAGGCGGATGCCCGCACCCTTGCCGCCTTCGGCATAAAGACCCAGTAGGAGGCCAACGATGGCAACTGCAGGCTCAATCGTCATTGATTTGCTGATGCGAACCGGCTCCTTCGTGACCGATTCGGAGCGCGCAGAGAAGGCGGTCAAGAAGCTCCAGAAGGCCGCAAAGGAGATGGGGGCGGTTCTTGGCGCCGGACTGGCGACCGCCGCAACCTCGTTGACCATGCTGGTCAAGTCATCCATCGACACAATGGATGAGATGAGCAAGACCGCCAAGGTCTTGAACATGGGGACGGAGGACTTCTCCAAGCTGGCGTACGCCGCAAGCTTCGCGGATCTCTCCGTCCAGGATCTGCAGACGACTATCGGACGCCTGACCAAGGCGCAGGCCGAGGCGCTGGACCCGAGCAGCAAGCAGGCAAAGCTCTTCGATGCGCTGGGCATCAGCATCAAGGACGCCAATGGCAAGCTTCGCCCGACCATCGATCTCCTCTACGACTTCGCCGATGCCTACAAGGCACAGAAGGGTTCTCAGGAAGTCGTTGCGGCCGGGATGTCGATCTTCGGCAAGAGTTTCCAGAGCCTGATCGACCTGTTGAAGGATGGCTCGCAGGGATTGCGTGATGCCGGGGCGGAGGCCGAAGCGTTCGGCCAGGTCGTTTCCGGTACTGCGGGCACCAATGCAGAGGAGTTCAACGACAACCTGGCGCGGATGAAGATCTTCGTCCAGGGCGTCGGGAACGCCGTCGCTGCCGACCTGCTGCCGGACCTGTTGAGCATGTCCGGCCAGTTCCTGGACGGCGCGCAGAAGGGGGAAAAGCTCAACGAGGTGGCCGGCAAGATCGCCGATGGCTTGCGCGTCATCGGCACCGGTGCGAGTTATGTTGCCAAGGCCTTCGAAGTGGCCGGCACGGCCATTGCAGCAACGCTGGCGACGGCGCATGGCGGACTTCTGGTCCTGCAGGGGGAGTTCAAGCAGGGCTTCGAGATGTTCGGTATGGGCCAACAGGGCCTGATCGATTCGTTTAGGGGTGGGAGCGGGGGCAGCAAGCAAGCCGCCGCGCAGCCGGCTGATGCCACGGGAATGGCCGCTGAGGCCATGTCATTCCTCAAGGGGGTGCAGGGACAAGCGGATGCAGAGAAGCGCGCCAAGGCGACGGAGGACGCGCTGCGCAAGCTGCTTGCCGGAGGGGAGGGGGGCTCGGGCGGCGGCAAGGCCGGCGGGGGGCAGAAGGGCCAGGCCGATGAGCTTGCCCGCGCTTACGAGCGGATCAATGCTCAGCTGGATGAGCAGATTGCGTTGCATGGGAAGGCGGGGGCGGCTGCCAAGCTCGACTACGACCTCACGGCAGGCGCGCTGAAGGGATTGTCTGACGCGGAGAAGGAAAGCCTGCGCCAGAAGCAGGCAACCATGGACCTGCTGGACCAGCGCGAAGCTGCAGACGAGCGAGTCCGCAAGGAGCTTGAGGAGCAGCGGGAGGCCGAGGAGGACCGCAAGAAGGCATTCAAGGACCAGAAGGCCGACCTTGAGTTTGAGCTGAGCATCTTGTCGCTGACGAACAAGGAGCGCGCGAAAGCCATCGAACTCCGATACCTCGGCGCTGAGGCCACCGAAGAGGAAAGGAAGGCCATCGGGCTTCTGTCGGATTCCCTCTATGACCAGTCCAAGGCAATGGGCGATCTAGTAGGCCTTCAGGATCAAATGCGCGGCGCGTTCGCGGATAACTTCTACGACCTGGTGAAGGGTGCGGCGAGCGCGAAGGATGCCGTAACGGACTTCTTCGACTCGGTGGCGAGCAACATCTTGAAGATGATCGCCAACAACTTCGCCGCGTCCCTGTTCGGAGAGCAGGGCCAGAACGGTGGCGGACTCCTGGGTGGGCTGATGTCGAAGATGTTCAGCGGCATGTCCGGTGGCGGAGGCGGCGCTTCGGGCGGTGGCTTCCTGTCAACGCTGATGTCCGGTGCTGCAAGTCTGTTCGGTGGCGCAAAGGCAACTGGCGGTGACGTGCTGTCGGGCCGTGGGTACTGGGTCGGCGAAGAAGGGCCGGAGTGGTTCGCGCCGCGAGGCACAGGGACCATCGTCCCGACCGCTGCGGCCATGGCTTCGGCGAGGGGCAGCAGGCAGGTCGTGCAGAACTTGAATGTCACCGTCGCCGGTAAGCCTGACCGCAGGACGCCCATGCAGATCGCCCGTGAAGTTGGCAGGGAGTCATCAAGAGCAATGGCGAGGAATGGCCGATGAGTGGGTTCATTGATACGCGGCTGCCCGAGTGTGTCGCCTATGGCTTCCAGGGTGGCCCGGAGTGGAACACCGCCATTGTCGAGCTGGACAACGGCGGCGAGGTGCGCAACGGGCAATGGCGGTATCCACGGATGCGGTATAGCGCCGCGTTCAACAACCTTTCCGCTGCCGGCCAGCGGGAAGTAATGGCTGCCTTCTACGCGGCGCGTGGACGGCTCTACGCATTCCGCTTCAACGATCCTCTGGACAACGTTGCCGAAGGGGAGCCCATCGCCCCAGCTATCGGAACGACGGATGCAGTGCAGCTGACCCGGACATACCGGCTCGGGCCGGAAGCGGCAACACGGCGCATCCAGGCAATCGCCACGGCGGTTATTCGCGACTCGGCGGGAACCGCCGTAGCGGGATCTCTGGATGCTGGGAAGGGGCTTTTCGTCCCTGCTGCGGCATGGGCGGACGACGACTACACGTGGTCAGGGGAGTTCGACGTTTGGGTCCGGTTCGATAGCGATCACAACGCCTTCACCCTCGGCGACCTGGACGCGCATAGCGCGGACATCGAGCTGGTGGAGGTGCGCAGATGAAGCAGATTCCAATCAGGCTGCAAACGCACCTGCGCGAACCCGCAACAACGTGGTGCTTCCTGCTTCGGGTTGCCTGCGTGGGGCGGTGGGCCGGCGTGGTGTTCGGCTTCACGACGTTGGATGTAGATCTCTCCTACGACGACGGCGCGGGCCTGATCGCATACCGAGCGGAGAACGGATTCAAGCCTGAGCGCATCCAATCGGCCGCAGACTTCGGCGTAGACAACACCGACCTGATGGGATGGGTGGCCGCGACCGGCATCACCGTCGAGGAGGTGTCGGCCGGCCTGCTGGACTATGCGGAGGTGACGGTCTATCGGGTCAACTACATGGACCTTTCGCAGGGGCACGAAGTTGTCATGTTCGGCACCTGCGGGCAGACCAAGTGCCATGGCAACGCCTGGGTGACCGAGTACCGGTCGCTCATGCAGCAGGCAAAGCAGACCATCAGTACGGTGTATTCGCTGACCTGCAGAGCCGGATACGGCGACGAGCGTTGCGGCATGCGGTTCGTATGGACGGACGGTGTTGTCACGGCGGAGGGCGATGACCCCGACCGGGTATTCACCGCGAGTGGTTTGACCGGGGCTGCAGGGTTCTATGACCTTGGGATCATCCAGTGGCTCACCGGGTCAAACGTCGGGCTGGAAAGCGAGGTGTTCAGCTTCGAAGCTGGCGGCCGCGTCCGCCTGGCACTACCGGCTGGCTTCGACATCGGGGCTGGCGACACCTTCCGCGTCCGGCAGGACTGCGACAAGACATTCGCCACCTGCAAGCAGAAGGGCAATGTCCTGAACTTCCGTGGTGAGCACCTTACCCCCGTATCGGACACGTCCCTTTCCGTGCCTGGTGCCTACGTTCGCTCGGTGGATGCCGCATGACAAACCCAATCGAGAAGGCGCGTGCGCTCATCGGCGTGCCGTGGTGCCACCAGGGCCGGAACCCCGCAGTCGGCATCGATTGCGCCGGCCTGCTGATCCTTGCCTTCGACGTGCAGAGCCCGACGCCAAGCTATGGGCGCAATCCGTGTCGCGGGCTCCTTGAGGCGACGATGGAAGGCCTGCTGGGGGCTCCGCTGGTGGAGAGTGCCGAGATGCGCCCTGGAGACGCCGTAGCGATGGCCTACGGCGGGCCGATCCGGCATTGCGGCCTGATCGCCGATGACATCCATGGCGGGCTTTCGTTGATCCACACGGACAGCATCCTGGGGCGTGTTACAGAGCACCCTCTGGATGAGAAGTGGCTGCGGCGAATCCGCCGCATATACAGGCGGGGTGCCCGGTGAGCGGATCAACTATCGGCGGTGTCGTTGGTGGTGTGGCTGGCGGAATCATTGGGTTCTACGCTGGCAACCCAGTAATGGGTGCACAGATCGGATTCTCGATTGGTTCTGCCATTGGCGGATATGTTGACCCCGTACAGGTGAAAGGCCCGCGTCTCACCGACGCAATGAGCCAGACTTCGACGGTCGGCGGCGTAATCCCATTCGGATACGGGCGATACGTGACAGGCGGAAACATCATCTGGTGCGACCGCCTGATTGAGCACGTCAAGCGCCAGCGTCAGGGCAAAGGGGCAAGCTCGAAAACGACGACCTACACGTACACCCGCAGCTATGCGGTCGGTGTGTGCCAGGGCGAGATCTACGGCTTCCACTGGATCAAGCGGAACGGAAAAAAGGTCTACACCTCCGATCCAGCGGCGACAGCCGAGGAGAAGGCCTACAGCGCCAAATGGCTGCAGAAGGTGTCGTTGTATCACGGCGGTGAATCGCAGATGCCCGACTCGACCATCGTAGCGGTGGAGGGTGCAGGCAATGTGTCTCCATTCCGCGGACTGGCCTACATCGTCGTAGAGAATGACGACCTTACCGACCTGTCAGGCGCGATTCCTCAGTATGAGTTCTGCGTCACAGCAAGCGCACCGGATGTCTACGTTACCAGTCATCCATTCCCGATCTCTAGCCGGGATGCTCTAACGCTCCGTCCTGCGCCCATAACCGCAGAGCTTAGGACGATCCTTCATCAAAGCTACGAGTTTGAGGGCATGAGCGTCAGCAGCGTTCCGCTGAGCGGGGAGTGTCGAGATGCCTACGTCAAGGCGTGGTATTTCCCAAATCCGATCACCGTTCAGGTCGCCCCCATGGGTGGAACGCTCCGCAGTGCTCAGGCCACGGTAACCGCCGATGGTGGGAACACGGTGCGGGTGTCAGCTACCCCGCAAAGTGGTTCACTTTCCGTGAAGCTCATTACTTCACTGGCGGATGACGACAACACCATTCGAGTATCGAAATTGCCAGTTGGAGGCACATTGTCATGACCAATCTTCACAAGCTCGCTGGCAACGCCATGGACGAGTACC